TTGGTGGGACGTCTCATGACCCGCATTCGACTGACCCCCGGTTGGGAACAGCACCTCGAGGCCCCGATCGACAAGATGCTGACCAAGATCACTGACGAGGATGCTGACCGTGCCCGCTCGGCTGTCCCCGTGGACACCGGCCACCTCAAGAACACCATCTTCAGTGAGGTATCAAACGGGGTCGGACGGGTGGGTGCCTCCGCCGACTACGCCACTGAGGTGGAACTTGGCACCTCGAAGCAGGCGGCTCAACCGTTTCTGCGTCCCGCAGTAATCCGCACCCATGGAGGAATCTGATGAAGCACGTTGTCCGCACTACCATGAACCCGTCCAAGACCATCGAGGTCGACGAGCCGGAGTTCACCGATCTGCGCCGCTGGGACCTCCTGGTCTCAGACGACACTTCCACTGAGGCTCCTGCCCCGGAGGATAACCCCACACCCGAACCGTCCACGGCATCCGCCACGGGCACCAAGAAGTAAGGAGAGAGAACCATGGCTGTAACAGTTTCCAACCTGATTCTCGGTCCCGGAACGCTCTACCAGGGTGTCTTCGGTGCAACCGAGCCGCTTGAAGCCGTCATCAACGAGACCCCCGAGACGTCCGCATGGACTGACCTCGGTGGCACCCAGGATGGTGTCACCCTCACGATCAACCAGGAGTACACCGAACTGGAAGTTGACCAAGTGGTCGACATTCCTGGTCGTCGTCTGACGAAGCGTGAGTTGACCCTCTCGACGAACCTCGCAGAGGCGACCCTCGACAACATGGCCATCGCCATGAACAACCTGTCGGCAGTCGTCACCGGGGCCGCGGCGTCCACGCTGACTCCCCCGAACGCTGTGTCCGCCACTCAGCCGGACTACTTCGCTCTGATCTTCGACGGCTTTGCCCCCTCGGGTAAGCGTCGCCGTGTGGTCGCACGTCGTGTCCTGTCGATCGACAACACGGAGTTCGCGTACAAGAAGGACGGCCAGACCATGTTCACCGTCACCTTCTCGGCACACTATGTGTCTTCGGCCATCGCACCGTTCGTCATCTTGGATGAGAACGCGGCGTAACTGATTCCCTGTGGTTGGTCAGTTCGTGGGGTTCAGGCCAATCACAGGGGAACCCCACACTCAACCCCACAAGACAGGAGAACAACAATGAAGGAAGTCACCGACAACACGGAGACCTTGGACGATGGAGACCACGTCAAGTTCATCTCCTCGCACGATGACGGCACCGGTGAACGGGTAGTCCTGTTCGAGATTGATGGTGTTGAGTACACCATCCCCAGGAAGCCCCGTGCGAACGTGGGCCTGAAATATCTTCGTGACCTTCGTAAGGTCGGGGAGAATGTTGCAGTGTCGAACCTCCTCGTAGCCCTGTTGGGCGAAGACGGGTTTGATGCACTGGTCGACTACGAAGACCTCACCATGGAAGACCTCGAGAGGGTGACCACCATCTCTCAGAAGATCGTCCTTGGGGAGTTGCAAACGTCGGGAAATCCCTAAAGCGAGCAGGAGAGGTGATCTGGATGCTGGACTATCTGCCGGCCGTCAGGTCAGACCTGTCTCGCTTTCATGGGCTGAGAGGCCCCCTCGAAGAGATGGACGGTCAGGAGTTCTTCAACATGGGAGGATTCCTGGGTGCCTACGATGGTGCGGTGAGTGCCATGATTCAGAGCGACGAAAAGGAACGCGAAGCACATGTTCCCAGGTCGCCGGTAGCAAAGCGGGAATCCCACAGCACAAATACGGTGTCGGCTCACCAAGCCGCGGCCATGGTCAACGATGGTAGGGAGTTCTGATGTCTTTCAAGGTCGCTGACGTACTGAGGAGCATCTAATGCCGGGCTTCAAGATTGCCGACGCCTTCGTTGATGTGACCGCTGATGCGTCCAAGGTTGGTCCCGGTGTCCAGTCCTCAGTGAAAAAGTCTGGGGGCCTGTTCTCCGGGATCGGTAAGTCTGTGGGCTTGAAGATCGTGGGCGGTCTCGCCGCCGCGGGGATAGGCAAGGCCATCACTGGTTACCTCTCAAACGGTGTGACCTATGCCTCGGACCTTAACGAGGCGGTGTCGCGCACCGATGTGGTGTTCGGGGATTCTGCCTCCAAGATTCATGACTGGTCAAAGACCACGTCGAAGGGAATTGGTCTCTCTGAGGGGGCCGCAGAGTCCGCCGCGGGAGCGTTCGGCAACATCTTCACCCAGATGGGTTTCGGCAACGGTGTTGCGGCCGACATGTCGACCTCATGGATTCAGATGGCCGCAGACATTGGGTCGTTCAACAACCTGGACACAGCAGAGGTCATCGACATGCAGTCGTCCGCACTGCGTGGTGAGTACGACTCTCTGCAACGGGTGTTCCCCGCGATCGACGCGGCGCGTGTCCAACAGCAGGCCCTCACTGAGACGGGCAAGGATTCAGTTGACCAACTGACTGAACAGGAGAAGGCTCAAGCCCTTCAGACCCTCATGTTGAAGGATGGCGAGAAGTCCACTGGCGACTTCGCGCGCACCCAGGAGGGGTTTGCCAACCAGTCGAAGATTGCGGCCGCGAACACTGCGGAACTGGGCGGGAAGTTCGGGGCGATCCTGTTGCCCATGTTGACGAAACTTCAAGGCATCCTCATCGACTACGTGATCCCCGCTGTCACCGCGATCATCGACAACTTTAAGACGTGGGGACCGATCCTGGGTATTGTTGCCGCCGCAGTCGGGGTGTACGCCATCGCTTTGGGTGTTCTCAACGCGGGCATGATTGCATCCAAGATCGCCATGGTGGCGTCAACTGTGGCCCAGTGGGCGCTTAACACGGCTATGTCGATGAACCCTATCGGCCTGATTGTGGTGGCCATTGCCGCACTCGTCGCCGGCCTCATCTACTTTTTCACCCAGACGGAGTTGGGCCAGAAGGTGTGGGAGAACATCATGGACGCGATGTCCACCTCGATCACCTGGCTGAACGAGAAGGTCATCCAGCCCATCCTGACCGCTATCGGTGTGGCTTGGGACTTCCTCTACGAGTACGTCATCAAGCCGGTTGTCAACAACATCATGTCGATCATCAACCTGTGGATCGCCGTCATTAAGTTCCTGTGGAACGGGGTGGTGTCACCCATCCTGGGTTTCATCGGCTCTGCGTTCTCGTGGCTGTATGAAAACGTCATCAAGCCTGTGGTTGGTGGAATCAAAACCTACCTGACCACATTGGGCGACGCGTTCTCCTGGCTGTGGGACAACGGCATCTCACCTGTCATCGACTTCATCTCTGACGCCATGACAAGGGTCGGGGACAAGATCGGTGACGTGTTCGGCGACATCGCCGGCGTCATTAAGGGTGCGTTCGATGGCACGGTGTCATTCCTGAAGTCCGTCATCAACTCGATCATTCGCGTCATCAACGGTGCAACCTCAGGTGTAAACACGTTGATCCGTGGCGTGAACAAGGTCCCCGGCGTTAACTTCCCCACGATCCCTGCGATCCCGCATCTGGCCAAGGGTGGTACGGCTACCTCGGGTGGTGCGGCACTTGTGGGCGAGGAGGGGCCTGAGATTCTGAACCTCAAGCGCGGTGCTTCGATCATCCCGTTGAGTCGTGCGGGCGGTGGTGGTCAGAAGACTTCCATTCACATTGCCAATGTCACCATCGACGCCTCCAACGTGGACGAGATTCGCAAGGTCATCGACGTGTTCGAGACGCTCGGGCAGACGGCCCGTGCAGGAGGGGTGACGGCCTGATGGGTACGTTCACCTTTCCTGGCGGCTCCACCCCGGCTCAGGTCTACTCGTACCAGGGTTACGGCGGTGTCTACTCAGGCGTCTTCAGCACCCCTAATGGGCGGTCGGTAGCCAACGGTTCCCGGCCGATCATTGTCACCAGGGTTCGTGGCTACTGTGCGGGCAAGGGTGGAACCAGGTCGGTGCGTTACGAGGTGGGTGGTGGGGCGTCCTCATACTTCAACATTGGGGCCGCTAGTTCCGCCCAAACACATGACGCCAACCTGTCCGTGTTCCTGTCCAACTCGACCTCCACTCGTTTCTACATTCGCGGCTCGAACAACAACCAGTTCTACTTCGGGCGTTCCAACACTGTTGGCACGGCGACGGCCTTCAACGGTTACACGTGGAGTGGCGACCTTGCCGGATATGCCACCTATGTGGAGGCACCCTCCGCACCTCAGAGCCTGTCTGCCAGTGCCGGGGATGGGTCGGTGGTCCTGTCATGGTCTGCACCGTCCACGAATGGTGGCTCCGGTGTCACAGACTATGTGATCCATTACTCCACGTCGTCTTCGTTCTCCTCATACTCCACCACCACCTCGGGCACCACCTCGAAGACCATCTCTGGTCTGTCTGCCAACACTTGGTACTTCCGGGTGGCCGCACGGAACGCGGTAACGAACGCGGGTTCCACCTGGTCGGTGTACTCCGGGACGGTGTCTGCGATCCCCGGTTCGGTGCCGGATGCTTCGGGCACTCCTGCCGCGTCGGCCATCACGAAGAACTCCTTTACTGCCACCTGGTCTGCGTTCGATGATGGTGGCTTCGCCATCGACAACTACCAGTTGCAGGTGGACAACAACCCGGACTTTTCGTCTCCCGTGTACGACAACACGGCAAACAACCTGTCGCGTTCCGTCACGGGTCTCAGCATTTACACGAACTATTACATGCGGGTTCGTGCCCACAACTCGTTGGGTTGGTCTGTCTACTCCTCAACTGGGTTCGTGCGGACCCTTGCGGATGTTCCCGACCAGGTCACGGGCACCGCGGACTATGTTCAGGATTATGCGGCGTGGCTGAAGTGGACGACCCCTGCCGATAACTCCTCAGCGATCACGGGGTACACGATCCAAACGTCGCTCAGTGCTTCGTTTACTTCCCCTACCGAATATGCGACCCCTTCGCTGAGCCTCAGCATCACCGACCTGCCGGACAACGACATCACGTACTGGCGGGTGCGGGCCAACAATGCGGTGGGTGCTGGTGCCTACTCGGCCACCCAGTCGGTAACGACTCGCAAGCGAACCCTTATGGACAATGTGGGGAACGCCTCAATTCAGGTGTCGGGCGGCGTGCAGGTCGAGTTGCGTTCCAATGGGGGCTCCCCCGCAACGGTCACACTGGTCCACTCTGCGCTCACTGCCGGCACGACGGCCACCACGATCGCCACCTTGGCCACTGGGACGGGGTCCACCGGTCACTACCTGCCGGGGACTTTGGATGGGTTGGCGTTGTGTGCTGACCCGGCTGGAAACTTGTACGTCGTTGGACGCCGCGGTTCCAATGACTCGCAGGTTTACATTCGCCGCTACTTCCGCACGGGTACGACCTCGTGGACTGCAAGCGGTGTTTCGTATCTGTCCCTCACTGACACGGGAGACCCGTTGGAGCGGTTCTCTGCTGTTGTTGTGCCGGGTACGGGTGGTTCCCCCGTTGACACCGTGTTCTTGCTTGCGCGACGTGCTGGCGGACTGGGGTCTGGTGCCCTGTCCTACGCGGTTGTGTCTACTGCGGTGGTTGCGGCTTCTACTAATGAGTCGTCAATCGCGGATGGGTCTGACCCGTCCTGGTTGGGGTCGCCTCCGGCTGTCGCTGATTCCGATGCGAACAGGGGTCGCCTTGACATGGCCGTCCTGTCCGGCACTCGTGTGGCTATCACCGCCAACGGGTTCGGTGTGGTGGACGTCACCAACGGTTCGGTGGTGGGGGTGGCGAAGAGCGCATCCAACTGGTCGGCCGACAAGATCAGGTGTGTTCCTGTTTCCTCGTCCGTGTTCGTCCGTGTGCGTGCTGACGGTTCTTCCCTGTGGGTCATTGTGTACTCAACGGGAGGCTCGGCCCTCGCGTCTCCGACCATTTCGGGTGCGAACTTCAACGGGTATGCCGCAACCGACCAGTGGGATGTAGCATACGACCGTCGCACGAACCTGTTGAAGGTGTACTACACAGACGATTCTTCTGGGCGTCTCATCCAGGTTCTGACCATCAACATGTCCACCTATGTTATTGGTTCCGCGACGGCCCTTACCTCAACGATGGGTCCGGCTTCGTCGACGAACACGATGCTGAAGACTCCCCGTGGCACCGTTGATGAGCGTCGCGTGCTAGTCACTGCCTCTGCGGACGTCGCGGGAACCAAGTCTCTCGCGTCGGTGAATGACCTTACCGGCAACGTTGCTCCCAGCGCGCCGGCACTCGCCTCCCATGTGCCCTTCGATGCAACACTGGCAACAGACTTCGCCTGGGCGTTCGGGGACAACAACCTGGTTGACGCTCAGACTGCCTACGACTTCGAAATTGACAACCTCACTGGCCCAACCTCTGCGTATGCGTCAGGGAAGACCGCCAGTACGGGAAGCAACCTGACGTTGGCCGCGAGTGCGATTGACAACGACGAGTCCTACCGTTGGAGGATGCGAACCTACGACGCCCTCGACGTAGCGGGTTCCTGGTCGACGTACTCCACGTTCGTGACGGCAGACATTGGTTCTGTGGCGATCACCGATCCTGCTTCAGACAACCCCACGTCGATCGTCAACTACCAGGACATTGTGTGGGTGTACACCACCACGTCGTCAGCCACACAACAGGCATACCGGGTGAAGTTGCTTAACAACTCCACCGATGCGGTGCTGTCCGATACGGGTTGGGTGAACTCCACGGACACCACATTCCGGGTTGCGGGCATCGCCACCGACCTGGAACAGCGCATCGAGGTGTACATCCGCAACACCCTGAACCAGGAAACGGATGCGGGCACCCGCCTCGTGACCCCCTCCTACAGCATCCCGGAGACCCCGATCCTCAGTTACTTGGTGGGCAACCAGTACGTCACCATCACGGTGGACAACCCGGCACCGGCAGGCTCGAGGCCCGACGTGCAGTCCAACGAGATTTGGAAGCGCCCCACAGGACTGGGTGACTATGTTCTCGAAGGCTCTGTCGATCCCAGTGGCACCTACCACGACTATGCGGTGGGGTCGGGCACCACTTACGAATACTTCCTGCGTGGTATCGCGGATGACGGTACGGGGGCCTATGCCGACTCTGCCGTCGTTGAGGTCACCGCTTCGGCCCTTCAGGGCGTGTGGATTCACCAGGACGCGGCCCCTGAGACGACCCTCCTGAACTTCATCTACGGTGACGATGGTCGTGAAGAAGCGTTCGAGTTGGAGGGTTCTGCGAATGCTCTGTTGGGTCGCACTTGGGCTGTCGCGGACGTTGGTGACCAGGAGTCCATGGCGATGAGTCTCGCGTTGACGGTCCCTTGGGATGAGTCACACGACCCGACGCTGAACGAACTCCGCAACCTCATCGACTCTCGAGTGATCCTGGTGTACCGCGATAACCGTCGCCGGATGTTGAGGGGGACCATGTCGGAAATCTCTGTTGATGATGTTCAGCACGGTAGCGTGGTGTCTGCACAGTTCGACGTGGCATCGAAGGAGGCGTAACCCGTGCTGAATCTTGATGTGACGACGACCGCCACGGACCCGATCAGTGGTGTGTCCCTGTCGGACCCGGCAACTCCCGAGACGGTGTACTTGGCGCTCCTGTACACGGAGGGCCGGTCTGAGACCCTGAATGTGGGGGCGCTGTCCCAGCACGTGACGGGCAAAACGTATGCGGAGACTTCCTTCTCGAAGAACACTGGGCAGGGTGTGGACCTCACCTTGGTGGTGCCGTTTGATGGGGACCATGATGCTTCGGTGGACTGGTTGCGGGCGCGTGTGCGTAGCCGTCTCCCCATCGCCTACAAGGACAACCGCGGACGATCCTTCAAGGGGTTCCTGTTTGGACTGTCGATCACAGACGTCCGTCATGGGTCGAAGGTTTCCCTGTCCATCAACAGAGTGTCCTACGGGGGTGTGCTGTGAGAGTTTATGATCCGGCAGGTGTGTACATGGCCGTGGAGGTTGAGACGGCTTTGCGTGCGGTGGGGACTGGTGTTCGTGAACTATCGTTCCGGTATGAACTCCTCAACTCGGTGAACACCCTGTTGGGTGATCTTGATGTGGTGTCAGCGGCCAGTGTTGCAAACAACATGTTCGCGGACATCAAGCGCACAGCGAAGTTCACCATCAAGGACGATTCGGTCATCAACTACCTGTCCAACCGCATCAAGCCGTATGTGCGTCTTCGGATGCCCGATGGTGGGTATGTGGAGTGGCCGCAGGGGGTGTTCCTGTTGAGCACGCCGGCCCGTCAGTGGAAGGCGGGGGCGAGTCTCATGCGTGAGGTCGAAGGCTACGACCAACTGTTGGTCCTCATGGACAACAAGATCGAGGCCCGTTACACCGCAGAGTCTGGGAACACCTACACCGGTTACGTCACCGCACTGCTGACGGAGGCGGGGATTACGGACACCAACATCACAGCGTCCGCCCTGACGCTCCCTACCGACCGTGAGTGGGCACCAGATACCACGTTCCTGACCATCATCAACAACCTGCTGAGCGCCATCAACTATGACTCCCTGTCGTTCGATGAGGACGGGAAGGCTATCGCGCAACCGTACGTCTCTCCCGCTGACCGCACCTCAGAGTTTACGTACAACACGGGTGAGACTGGGGTCATGTCCGGTGACGTCAACCAGACCCTGGACCTGTTCGCGGTGCCAAACAAGTGGGTCATCACAGTGTCGAGTCCCGACCAGGCTGTACTCACCTCGTCGTACACGAACAATGGGGCTACCTCTCCTACGTCGACAGTGAGTCGCGGTCGTACGATCGTTGACTTCCGCAAGTTGGAGGAGGCCGCAGACCAGACGACCCTGGACAACAAGGTGGCCCGCATTGCGTTCAACGCCAGCCAGGTGTACGAGGTGGTGGAGTTTTCCTCCCTCATCATGCCGATCCACCAGAATGCCGATGTGGTCACGGTGGGCATCACGGAGATGGGTATTGCCGCCTCATTCTCGGAGCACGAGTGGACGATGCCGTTGAAGGCGGGCATGAAGATGACTCACAAGTTCCGCCGCATTGTGACCTTGGGTTAGGAGCATCATGGACGCCAGAGACTTCCTCACCGCTATCGCTCGAGGGGTGCCGCAAACCCCGCAACGCCTCAACCGGCTGGCCACCATCCCCGCTGGCTACACGTCAGGCGACCCTACTGTGGTGTTTGACGGGGAGTCCACCCCCACCACGAAGACGTACAAGCGTCTGGCCTCCTACACGCCCGCGGCGTCCGACCGCGTGCTTCTGGCACCGGTAGGCACCTCGTCCTATGTCATCATTGGGCAGGTCACATAACCCGAGAGGAACCCCATGACGAACCCCACCGTCCACTTTTGGAAAGGCGACGAGGCCGGATGTGGCTTCTACCGCTGTGAGCAACCTGCCCAGGCTCTCCGCGACAGGGGTTGGGATGCCACGGACGGTGTGCGGCTAGAGCGTGAGCGCTTCCATGAGGTAGACACCATCGTCGGCCAGCGGGTCTCCCGTGAAGACGTGTCGAAGATGTGGGTCAACCTCCGCAAGGCTGGGGATAAGCGTCTGGTCTACGAACTTGATGACGACCTGTTCACCGTCGACCACTCGAACCGGGGGGCGCACAGGTTCTTCATGGCCCCGCAGACGCGGCAGAACATCATCAACGCCTTGAGGGCGTCCCATGTGGTGATCGTGTCGACGTCGACGCTGGCTCGTGCCATTAGGTCGTACAACAAGAACATCGTGGTGATCCCGAACTTCATCCAGGAGCGGCAGTTGGATTTCTATGACGCCCCGGCGCAGTACACCGTGGGCTGGGCTGGTTCCGCGACTCACCGCATGGACTTTGCGGCAGAGGCTGAGGGTCTCAAGACGTACTTCGAGGGCTACCCGGAGACGTTGTTCAAGACGATCGGTGTCAACTATGCGGACATGATTGGTAGCCCGGAGCACGAGTTCACTGACTGGTGCCAGGACATGGACGCCTACCATGACACCCTGCGTTTCGATGTGGGTATCGCCCCGTTGCGTCGGCACCTATTCAACGACTCGAAGTCGTGGATCAAGGCCTTGGAGTATGCGGCGCACGGCATCCCCACAGTGGCTACGGACTATGGTCCCTACCCGAAGTTCGTCGAGCATGGTGTCACTGGTTTCCTCGCCGACTCTCCTGCCCAGTGGTTGGAGTCGTTGACGGCACTTCACGACATGGCACTGAGGGAAGACATGCGGCAGGCCGTGTTCGCCAAAGCCAAGGAAAACACTATCGAGGAGAACGTGTGTCTGTACGAGGAAGTGCTCTCTCAGTCGTAGTCGTCACAGCGGCCGGCCGGGAGGAATGGGCAGAGAACTGCTTGGAGTCGATTTCGGCGTCTAACGGCCCGGAAGACGTCAGGGTGGTGACCACGCCCTACTTTGAGGTTGAGGGGCTGAGGCGGGCGCTCGTAGCCGGTGAGGAGCGGTTCCTGCTGTTGCAAGACTCTTGGGAGGTCGAGTCGGAAGCATTCTGGGATCACATGCCCCTCACGGGCTCTGTGTGGCTGTTTGGCAGGCCCGTGATGTACGCGGGCATCTATGAGGCCGACCACCTTCAACCAATCCTCGACGTGGTCCCAACCCTCACCACCAAGGACCAAGCCATCCGCTACGAGACGTTGTTGTGTGACCGCTACAGTGCCGCCGCCCGTGTCCCCCACATTTGGCCGAACGTCACCGACCACACAGCGCTCTACCAAGAGTGGGCCTTTGGTCGCATGAACCTTGTGCTAGGGGTGCCGGGTGTCGTCATCAAGCGCAAAGGGACATGGGCAAGTGGGGTTACTAGAGCCGTTCGTACCGATGTAACAGGTGTCAACTAGGAGAGTGAACAGTCAGGAGTTCCACACATGGAGTGGGTAGAGGTGTGGGGCACACTACAGCCAGACCAGGTAGCGCTGGGAGCAATCGTCACGTTCTCGGTGTTGTCGATTCTGCGGGGATGGCTAGTCCCCCGGAAGGTCCTTGAGGATCGAATGGCCGACAAGCAAAGAATGGTCGATCAGGCCCTCACGGAGCGAGACACCTGGCGTACCGCCCACAACGAGAGGGCCGCGGAGGTCGCTGAACTCACCCGCCAGAACGGTCGCCTCATCGACAGCATGGAAACCACCGAAGCGCTGATCGACGCTCTGCGGCGCAAGACCACTGGGATCGAACTATGAGCCACACACTGTCCAACTTGTATGACCGCCTAGTCCCA